TATGCCCTATTTCCGCGCATTTCCAATTCTTTTGCATCACTTCTGGGCGTTAGCGTGCGCGCTCTTACGTCAAACGACAACTTGGATGATTTCAGACAGAATAACGCCTGCTGTTATTTCTCATCTGGCAGCATTCCTTCTGGTGTTCCAGGTGAAGCACAATCAAGCTATGGTGTAGTTATAAGCAGAGCCGTTTCCAATTCATTTGGCATTTATCTTCAAGTTCTAAAGCCATTCGATAAAGACACATTATACATAAGAATATATTGGCAGGCAAATAACCCGAAATGGTTTAAATGGCAGAAGTTTACAGGCACTATTCTGACATAAGGTTATTAAGCAAGGGAGGCTAAAAACCTCCCTTTACTATACTTGTGTTTTTGTTAATTTGTACCAAGGTGAAACCGAACCTGAACCTCCATTTATATCCCTGCAATATATATCTACTGTATAATCACGTACATAAAACTGTGCGGCACTTCCATTGATATCAAGACTTATTAGAAGACCAAAAGAACGTTCAGGCATATCTTGAAATTTACCTGTGTTAATAACTGCCGAAGGCACAGACATTAAGATGTTCTTATGCATTTTTGCAATGCCTTCGAAAGTGTCAGGTGTTGTGGAAGCGGATGAATTTAGTGACGTAAATCCGCCCAGAACTGATGCGAGGTTGGCGGGAGTGACACTACCGAAGTCGCCGGAGGAGATGGCGGGGATCTGAGAGATGGTGGTACCTTTGTCGTTGTTCACGAGCAGTCCTGCAAGAACGTTACGCACGGCTTCGGTAAACGAATCCTTCAGTATCTTATGATACCTGCCGTTAGTTCCTTTAAGCATGATATATTCGGTGTTGAGGGTGGTCTGAGCACCGGCACCTTGCGCATCCTGTGCGTCGTTGAGAATTGACTGCACCTGTGCGTCTGTTTGGGTAAGATCAAAATCTGCCATAGTTGTATAATTTTTAAATGTTAAACTTATTATTTCTTCACGGCTCTGACTCCAGCAACCGACTTCGTGCCGAGAGCTATGCCAAACTGTCCGCTGCTCATGTCACAATGCCACATACGTTCGTTGCTGAATCGCTGGCTGGTCCAATACTTGCCGTCGCCGATGGCAGTGCCACCAAGTTCGGCTATCTTTGCGTTGACGGCATCCTTGTTGGCAAAGATGAGTGCCATCTCACCGCCAGAGGGCAGCCATCCGAAGTCCTTGCAAGCGACGAGTGCCGGAACAGCCTTGTCCTCGCGCTGATAGAATTCGAGAAGAAATGCGCTGCGCTGCTCGCCGTCCATGCTGGTCATGCCGGGACTCGGGATGTCCTCTTCCAGGTCTTCCGACTCTTCGCCGCCGAAGGCCGTCTGCTGTTCGGTGAGTGCCACCACCAGCAGTGTCTCGTCGCCGCTGACGATGGCCACGCCGTCGGCATCCCATCCCTCATCGAGCGTCTCGGCCACCTTCGTCTCTCCGTCTTTCACCTGCGACACCATGCAGCGGATGCCGCCATCCTGTGCACCGTCGGCAGCGGTCTGTTCGGCCTCCTGCGGTTCTGTCTCACCACCAGTGGCTTCTGCCGTCTGCACTACGTTCTCCAGATTCTCCTCTTCTGGATTCTGTGTTTCTGTTCTTTTTGCCATGATCAATATTTTTATGTTTGTACTACTAACCGTCCGTTATTGCGCTACGGGTTTACCACGACGATGTTCACTTGCTGATTTGCCATCTCCGTGGCGGTCATTTGGATGGTATTCGCCTTTCTGTCGGCATGGAACGAGGTAATCTGATACCACATACCGTCGTACTTGATGATGCACCAGCGGTCAATGCCTGGATACCAGTTCATACGGAACATCACGGTGTGGTAAGCATCGACAGCACCTTCCCGCATTGCCTTAGTACCACGGTTGAAGTCCTCTGCCGCCCAGAAGTCGTCGATGATCTCGTACTGCTGACCCGCTGACCGCACACCGAACTGACCGCCGCTGCTCTCGGCACGACGTGCGATGGTGATGCGCTTATCACGCATTCCTGCGTCATATCCTGTCATGACTGTGCGCCCTCCTCTGCGCTGGTGGTGAGCCGCATGAACGGCTTGATGAAAAGGGCGATACTGTACGGAACCATCGACAGGCTGACGTTCTCAGTCGGTCCACGATGCTCGTACAAATGCTTGGCAAGCATCAGTGTTGCAACGCGGAAGTCTGGCGGTACCACCTTGTCACCCTTTTCGTCGTCTTCTCCGAAGTTCTCCAACAGGTCGTCGTATGTCCGGTTACATACCCGCAGCAATGCGTTCTCCGAAGCACTGCCGTATGCCGTCAGCAGCGTGTCCTCCAGCGTGAAGTCCTCCTCAATGCGGCACTGTGCCTTGATCTCTTTTAATGTCAGGAATTTCATATTTCGTGATTCTTAATTCTAATAATCGCACGAAATACGTTTTGGGGTTTACCGCCTGCCATCAACTGGGGCAGGCGAAGAAAAAAAAAGAGGCTACCGCTGTA